CTTTGCGCTTTGGAGGTATCAGCGGTCACGACTACGCGTAAGGCAGCGGCGTCAATTGCCATTTAGGAAAGCTCCAATATACAATCTGTTCGGCTCCGGCACTCACGGGTGGAAACCTGTAGCGGTTCGACTCCGCTGGCATGTTGGCACACAGCAGGTGAACAATTTCCTGTGCTCCGCTGGAGCCTAGCCCCGCTTTCTCTTGGCCGCTTTGCTGGCGCGCTCCTGCCGCTTGCGTGTGACTTCATTTTCAATCGCTTCAAATTTGAGCGCATGATTCATCCAGTACACCGACTGTTGCTCAAGCTCCCACGGTGGCACGCCCACGTATTTGGCAGCCCGAAAGAGCGCGTACTCATGCGGCACATACCCTGCTTTGCCATCCTGCGTCAGGTACAGGGTCAGCGCCTGAACGTCTTCACTTTTGGGGCTAAGTCCTCGCCGATGGCAGTCACAATGTGGCCCAAGAGCGCATTGGGGAAGGTCATCAAATTCTCTTTGGTGGGCGGCAAGGGTTCGCCATCCTCCACGATGTCCCACGATACGAGCAACTCGGCTAGACGTTCCGCCAACTGTTCGGCGTTGCCCGCCAACGTGTCCCCTATGGACACGTCGCCGTCCCCATTCCTGTGGTCTTCGGCCTCTTGCCTGAGTCTGGCTAATTCCGCTTCTTTGGCGGGCGTCATGCCATCCGGCTTATAGGTGACGGTAATGGCCTCGCCAAAGTAATCGACGCGGATGGAGCGCAGGACTGCCGCTATCTTGCTTCTTTCTACTGGCATAAAATCCCCTTGTTATAACGCGGCGATTTGGTTGATGACGACGGCCTTCGTTGCGCCGCCGAGCGTGGCATCATGGAATCCCTGAAGGGTATATTCAATCGCATAGACGCCCTCTTGGTCGGAGAAATCACCGATGTCCGTCACCTTGCAGGCGGTGTCCAACGTGAACTTGTACGTGCCGGGGCCAGCGCCAATCACCGGCCCCACGGCCTCAATGCGAATGTACTTGGTAGCGCCCGTTCGCATGATGGGCAAGAGTTCCATGCCCTCAGCGTCCGCCTCTTGCATCAAGGTCATCTCTAAGGTCGGCTCCAGTTCGACGTGCTGGTCATAGACGTTGGAACCGTTGAGGAACCAGGCAGGCCCGAATCTATTCGTGAGTGACCACTCAACCGAGATAGCGCCCGCCAACTTGGTCGCACCCGTGAAGGCTGCTACCGTATCCTCGGCATAGACGGAGATTTGCGGGCCGGTGATGGGCACGAGCGCCAGCTCGGTCGGCGTGGAGGTCAAGGTGATGCCGTCGGTCATAGACGTCGCAATGGCCGTGCCGCCGATGGTCGATTCGTCGCGGGCAAAGCTAAGCGTCAGGTCGCTAATCAGCGCATAGGAAACCTTGTGCGCCCGCTCTGCGCTGCCCTGTTCGATGGTGAAGGTGGTGATGGTATCTTTGGCCGTGGTCGAGGGCGTGAATGTCCACGTCTTTTCGGTTGTGCCCGCCACCGCTCCCGTCTCTAAGATGCCCGAAAGCAGATAGATGATCTCGGTGTAGGTCAGCGCGCCTTCGATGTCGATCTCCGTCCACTCCCGATTGAGTGAAGCGACGGAAGGATACTTGTTTCCAGCGGCACGGAAGACGCTGATGTCAGGGTTGGGGCTGAAAGAAAAGCCCACCGAACTGAGTTTCTTATTGGCCGCCACAGAGGTTCCTGGAACTGTTTCAATTCCGATTTGGGCGGTCTGGCTAATGGTACTGAGGCCCATAGTTATATTCCTTTACTCGCCCGCAGGCGATAGATTCTTCCGAAGTGGCGGAAGTTCCTCCCGTCACGTACTTCCGGCAATCGAAAGGGCTGTTCACCCACGCACGTCCAGATCACCCCGTAGGCATTCGTGTCGCCGTTGGGCGTGGCGTGCAAGTCCTCGTCAATGCGCTCGGCAATGGTGAGGATGGTTCCGCCGTAGGAGCTGGTTTCATGCACGCCGCGCACCAGATAGAGCATGTCACTCCACACGCGCCGCGGCCCCACCCACATCAGGTCTACCGCAGATTGCATCTGGTAGATGACACAGGGGAATACTGTCCCTGTCCCGCTCTGCGGCGCTTGCTCGTTGTAGATGCGCGGTGACGTAGAGCCGCCGATCAGGGCAGTAAGCGCTGAATCGGCTTTGAGCGTGCTGTAGATCCACTGGTCAGCGGCGACGGGTTCATTCATTCATGCCTCCGCAAACTTGCTACGGCGTTATTCAAGGCGAGACTCCAAGTCGGTCATCTTCTTCATAAAGTGGCGGCGCTCGGCTTCGGCCGCAGGCGTCATGTAGGGCGTTGCTGCCATGCGGCTTGTGCCATATTCCTGATAGGGTGCATACTCGATATTGGTCGCCACTTGCCCGCTCGTCTCGCCCGTCATCTCGCTCTGGATGGAAGCACGCAAAGCCCCTGTGTCTACAGGAACCTTTATCTTGGCCTGCGTTTCGATGCCGAGGATGGTTTCCTGCACGATTTCGCCCACCGCCTTCGGCAAGCGCGCCGCCAACTCTGGGAACTTGTCGTACTCTATGACAATCGTTCGCGGCATTTATCGCTCCGCACAAAGACATTGGCGCGCCGTTTCGTTTGTCCACTTGGCATAAATCGCCAACACTTCAAACCAGCGCCCCACGCCCTCGACAGGCGTCTGCTCCGGCGGCGTCCCCTCTAGCTCACCGCCCACATTGAGACGGTCTGATACATCAATCACCGTGCCCTGTGGGAGTGTGATTTCCCAGGGCAATTGCCCCTGCAGCTGACCCCCTACCAGCGCCTCCGCTGCCTGCACACGCATCGGAGCCACACGGCAAGGAATCCCGCCCGTATAGGTGAGCACGGTAATCGTGCCGCCCATGCCGTCCGACTCCTCGCTGCGATGTTGCAAGATGGCGCGGTCAGTCAGCGTCAACGCCTGCGTTTGGCGCGTATAGGCCAGGTCAGCCGCCGAGAGCATTAGCCGTTCCGCTTGGGTACGGCGGGAGCGTCAGGCTTGTCCTTCGGCTCATTGAGTGGCTTGGGGATGCTCGTCACATCTTCCTCGCCGGATGGCTGCTTGGTGACGACGGTGGCGCTGGCAATGTCGGCCTCGGTATGCACTTTGGCGTCAGGATTGAGCGGCTTGGGCATGGCGTCACCGGCGGCTCTGGCCGCCGCTTTCTTGTCCTTGACCTCGCCTGTCTCAGCGTCAATCTCGACATAGCCCTGCTCTAGCAATGCTTTCTCAACATCGGAACCGACAACCGCTGTTTCGATGCGGCCGGTCGAAGGGTGCTTGTAGGTCTTGGTCTCTGGTGCTTTTGGCTCACGTTCTGCCATTGGGGAGTCTCCTTTACTCATATGGATCGTTCACATTGCCAATCCACGATTGACTCGTGGAGGTAGAGCGGACTGTCTCGGCTATCCACACGCCCGCTACCCGTCGCCCCTTCCAGAGCCGCGCTTGGGCGACGTAATGTTCGTATTGCTGTTGCTTTTGGAAGGATGCGCCATCGGCATCAAAGGCAAAGTTGGAAGCGATGGCGGCGCTCTTTTCTTCCCAAATCTCGGCGGCGGCTAACGCCATGTCATAGGTAGCTGTCCATCCACTAGCCGAGGGCGCGTAGCCATCGCCTGCGGGCGGGCTAACGCCATCGGCATCATCCACGGGATAACGCCGTATGGTGTCTTGCAGCATGGCATCCGTGTACTCTGCCGACCCTGTGATCGCCGTCATACGCCGCAAGCGCAGGATGTCAAAGGATGAGCCGCTGCCCGTGTAGCCGGACATGACTAGGGAACCAGTGCCGAGAACGCTAAGCGCGTGCCTGCCGTCTGGTTGACGCGGTTGATTGGGTTCGGCAGAGCAAAGCCCAGGCGAATGACCGCACGCAGAGCCACCATGTCCTGTTGGGGCAGGTTGTAGATGACCAGCCCACCGGCATCAGTGATGACCGCCTGGTCAAGAATCTTGAAGGTGATGTCCTGGCGCATGGCCCAGACCAGCTGATCCCACTGTCCAGAGAACAGGGAAGCTACGGCGGGGTCAATGCTGCCATCGGTAGGAAAGTAAATCGGCGCGCCGTCTAGGGCATAACGCGTGGTTTCCTGCATGGTCGTCACAAAGATAGGCGAGCCACCGGCCACCAGTGCCGTGCCATTCCAAATCTGTTCGCGGAAGCCGCGCAGTTGCCCGCGCAAACTCAGGGAGGCGATATGCCCATCCACCATAAAACCATCTTCTTCGACCTTCGCAATGACGCCGGTCGCCCCCATGATTTCATCGTAGAGGTCGCCCGTATGCGTGCTCTGGTCAACGGCATGGCCCGCCGCTGTAATCACGGCCAGCAAACCAGCGCCGCCCAAATTAGTCGTCCAGGAGGCGGGGATGCCTGTGCCAAAGAGCACAGCGCGGTTGATGGCAAAGTTGATGGCATTGACAATCTCAGGCCGTACTTCCGCCCAGATGTCATACCCGGCGTCGTCAAGCACGGCCTCAGGAATGGGGACAATCACCGCCAGTTCTTCAGCGTCAATGTACTTATTGGCCCAGGCGATTTCGGTGGTCTGTTTGAGGCCCGTATCGGCGGCAACAAAGTAGGCGGTGGCTAGTGCCGAGATGACCGGCATCCGTGTACGGGAGGTCGGCATGTCCGGCAAACGCCGCGCCAGTTGCAGGAGCGGATTGGTAGCCGCTACCCCTTTCATAATGTCCCGCGCTACGTTGTCAGGGATGACAGAAGCGGAATCTGTACGATCCATGATCGAGTTATATGGCATTAGGTATTCTCCTGTTAAGCGCGCTACCGCCTTCCGGTGGCAGAGCGTATGTAGTCATTCATCGAAGGTGTTGCAGGCGGCGAACCATTGCCCACGCCCGCGTTGCCCGGTGGCGTCTTGCGCCCAAAGAGTTCGGGCATGGCCGCCTTGATAGCGGGCCAATCCGGGTCGCCGCGCTTGGTAAAGAGCCCCTCGGCTTGTGCCACTAAAAAGGCGGCGCGTGGGTTGGAGCAACCAATCTCAGGTCGCCCCGCTTCCTCATAGAAGGAAGCGCGCTGCTCGGCCTGCTCTAGACGTGAGGACATCTCGCCCAGCGTCTTTTCGGCTTCGCTGCCCTTTTCGGCCTTTGCCGTTAGGTCACGCAGTTGCTTGCTAAATTCCTTGCGCTGGCTGCGCTCTGACTCCAGAGCGTTTTTGAGCGCGGTGGTATGTGCGTCTAGGCCCTCTTGTTCATGCGGTGGCAGCTTGCTAAACCACGATTCAAACTCGAAGGTAGGTTGTGCTTCTGTGGGTTGTGTTGCTTGCGCCGCATCTTGCGGAGTTGTGTCGTCCGCCATCTCGGTAGACTCCTAAATGAAAAGATGCCCAACTAACCTCGCGGATAGATGGGCATCGTGTGCGCTGAAACTATTGAGTTATGGCATAAAAAAAACGCCGTCCGGCCATTGCTGGCTCGTCGGCGTCTAGCGCTCTACAATATATAGTTGGTGTTGCGCCTCTATCCTACTCTATATCGGTTGCGATTTCAAGACTTGGCAGCATGAGCACATACTCCCGCAAATCAAAGATCACCGTTTCATGGTTGCGGCGTACCTCCAACAAGAGCAGCCGCCCGTCAATGCGCGCGCAGAGCTTGCCACGTGAATCACGAAGCTCTTGCCAGACAACGGTGGTCTGGATGGTGGCGTGGTCGGTCATGCGGCCTCTTCCTTGCCGCAGGCAAATAGAAGTGCGAAAAGCAACTCATCTTGTTCCTCTTGCGACAGGTACTCTTCCAAAGGCGTACCAGTGCCAAGATGGTCTCGAATCTTTTCAGCCACAGAACGTTGCACGACCACAATCGCCGCCTCAACCGGCCCATAGTTCCGATGATCTCCGACCCAAATCGAGATGTCTGGACGCATCTTCATCTCATCTCACTTAATGGCACAGTTCGTAAGGTATCGCCCCAAACGGGATTGGGCACTATCTGCGTCGAATCATGCAAGCCTATCTGACCCGTCCTCCACAATTCATAACGGCCCCTGCCCATAATGCTCTCCTGCGTTGCGCTTGGTTGCGCCATAAACCAATCCTCGCCTTTGAGCCACTCAGGTTTGGGCGCGCCCCGTACAATCGGGATGAGGGCGCATCTACAATTTGGATGGCTTGGCATCAACTCATTAGTTGGGTAGACCGTTCCTTCCAGGACGATGCAATGGAGACAGGTACGCGTATCATGGGCGGCAATTCGGGTATAGCTGGTGACGATGCCGCTGGCGATGTATTGTTGGCGGCTCGATTCGTTGTACACCCTGAGGATTTCTGTGCGACTTATGGTGAGCATCCGATTCAAGCTGCCCGTCATCCCCTCGGCCATCATCTTAGCCGTCTTACGCGGCCCCCATCCCAACGCCACGCCGTCCACAAGCGCCTGCGTGAGCCCTTGCGCCGATAACGGCCATGATTGTACTAGCAAGCTATTGAGCGGCGTCCCTGCCCCCGTCAGACCAACCATGTGCTCCACGGCTGATACGGGTAGACGGTTAAATGACGTACTGACCTGGGCGGCGATGGCTTGTTGGCTTTGGCGCACGCCCGCCGATGCCATTGCCTGTTGGCCGTCGCTGATGGTGCGCTCGGCATAGACGGTATATTTGGCTTGCTCCTGCTGGAGTTGCGCCAAGAGTTCCCGGTAGCGCACGTCATTGAGCAGCATATTGAGCGTGACTGTGCCGCCCTCACGTCGTACCGCATCCATGCGGTAGGCCAATGCTTCCATCTGGCCCATCAGCCTGCGCTCTACGGCTAACCAACGCCGTACCATCTCGGCTTGTTGGGCGGAACCGGCGCGGGCGATGTCTAGTTTGAAGGATCGCATAAGGCGCACGACTTCGGATTCAGGCATCGTTAAGCATTTGCGTCACTTTTCGCATCCTCTTGCTTGCTCCTTCAAGATAGCCGCTCATTTTCATGAGTGCTTCAAAGTCATCTGCGACCACATAATCTTTTTCTACAAAATTGCCAAGCATTTCAAGAAAATCACCAATCTGTTCCTCAGTTGACCAAACGAATAGTTCTGACTCATCGCCTTTAAGCAAAATGTCAGCCACGACAATCAGCGTTCGTATCTTGTCCGGGTCATCCGTTTCGATGGTCAGGCTATAGCTCATTTCTTAGCGTCCACGGCTCTCGCCTTCTTAGCCGCCCCTGGCGCGTACTTAGCGGCACGGTTGATGATGTTCTTACGCGCTGCGCTGCTCTTGGCATGGCCGCGTAGACGGATGGCGCTGACGGCGCTCTTACGGTCAAAGACAGGAAACTTTTTGCCCTTGCCCACGCCATGCTTGCGCCGCGCCGCTGCCGAGACGCCGCCGCTTTTCGTGCGATTCCGCTTTGTTCCACGTTTTGCCATCAAGCCACCTCCAGTAACGGCAATTGCCATTGCGCTTGCTCAATACGCCGTTGAGCGATGGCGAAATACTCAGGTGAGATTTCGCATCCTATAAAGTTGCGCCCTGTTTTCACCGCTGCGACTCCCGTCGTACCGCTGCCCATAAACGGGTCAAAGATGGTATCGCCTGGTTGGGTGTAGTTTTCGATGCACCATTTCATAAGTGATAGCGGCTTCTGCGTTGGATGTTCTTTGTCATTTGATTGTCCCTGCAAGCTCAAGTCCCGAAAGCAATAAACGCCGCAACCGCCCTTGCGCCATGCTAGATCGGCGTCACTCAGAAACGAACCCAATCCCGTATCGTATCGCTTGAGCCATACCAAGACTGACCCCGTTGGTAATTTGTCCGAAAAGTGATGAAATCCCCACAGGATCACCTTGTCGAAATGCAGAAATGGCGTCGGGTCAAATGGCCTATCATCGTTAGCTATCGTCACGCCAAAATGCCGCGTTGGAACATCTTTGGTAGTTCCATGCCTGCTATCACTTGGCCCGCGCACCACTCGACCATCCCATCCCATCCCGTAAGGTGGATCGGTAATCACAGCGTCAATCCCCGTCAAGGTTGGCAGGATGTCCAGACAATCATTCAGATGGAGCGTTACCATTCACCCCCGCACCGTTCTGCGTAGCACCATTCTGGTCGAAGTTCCTTTGCGCGTTGGTCAAGGCCGTCGCCAAACTCTGTTGCTGTCCCGTCGTCTCCTCCTGCCGCGCATCTTCGAGGTCGGCTAACTCCTGCTCCGTGTAGCCCTCCTGCTCCATCTGCCACATCAGCGGGATGCCCGCGGCTACGCTCTCTTTGCGAATGAGCGCCTGCGTATAGGGCTGTACGGTTTCCGGCTCCTCAAAGACGGGGATAATGGCATCGTCGGCAATGACGCCCATGCCCGCCACCATCATCATAAATTGGGCCAGCTCTGACCATGTCGCCGTCCAGCGCGTGATGTACTTTTGCGCCTTGTGGTTTAAGGGCGCTTCCATTGCGATCAGTGCCTCGCCGGATGGGTCGCCGCCCTGCCCAAAGAAATAGTGCTTTGGCGTGCGGCTGATGATGGCGATGGCCGTCGTCCACTTGTCAATCGCCTCTAGATAGTTGCCCAGTTCGGTAGAGGCAAACTGCCCGACGGCCGTCGGCTGCCCCTCACCGTCGGAGCCGGGAATGTCCCAAATCAGGTTGGGCGCGTTCTTGAACTTGCCTGGGCTGGCCTGCGAGATAATGTAACGCTGCGGAAATGCGCCGTATTCGGCGGCAATCATCATGTCGGAGAGCAACTTGTTAATGGCGTTCTGTGGCTCAATGACATTGGCAAGCTCGGAGGTAATGACGCGGCGCTCTCGCTTGAAGTGAAAGACAGGAATCGTAGCGTAGGGGTTGCGCTCAATATCGGTGATGACAAAGGATTTGCCGTTGCTCACTTCGTTGACAAAGGCGGTGGGCACGCTGGAATCAGAGCGCACCATGTTGGTTGAGCGGTAGTATTCGAGGCGGTCTGGATAGTAGAGCGTGAGCAGCCGATGGCCGTCATCACCTATCCACCACTTGCAGGCAAAGCGTTTACGGCGCGGCTGGTCGGCCTCGTAAAAAAGATGCACGTTGCGAGAATCGTTGTAGTAGGCTTCCGGCTGCCCTGACTCCTCATCCGGCCAGGCAATCACGTAGGATTCGCCTGTGACTAAAGCGGCCAAATGCACATCCTCAGATTCAAGCACAAGCTCGGAGGAGTTCATGAGCGTGGCAAGGTTGTCTGAGGCCGCGTCATCATCCGCCACGCGGATGCGCTGCAACTGGATGCGGTCTAGCACACTGTCCACCACGACCGCGCTCCAATTCTGCGTCCAGCGTGATCGGATGTCATTGAATAGGTCGGTTAGCCCATCGGTGGCATAGATGAGCGGCTGGATGCCCTGGTAGTAGTTCCACATGCGCGTATAACGCGGCGTCTTGTATAAAAGCGTTTGTACCGCTAACTCTAGGTCTTCAGCCATCATTCACCTTCTCTAACCAGAATGTCGTGCCCTTTTCTCGCCAAGAGGTGTCAAATTTTATTGCGTTTTCAGCAGTCACGAGATGAAAGCTAAGCAGGCGATCTTCTGGACTATCCTCATAGACCGCTAAAAAACTGCCGTCATCAAACCCGAAATCAAACGAGCTATCTCCTCTATCAAAGAAATGCACGGAAATAATTCGCTTGCCGAGTACCAAATCAACAAAACGTTTTGTGAAGGATTGAGCGTCCTTTTCTGTCATCCCTGGTATGCGCCTCCTGTGCGCCGCACGCTCGCTGGCGTCAGTTCGTTAAATGCGCCGCTAGACGCATCCATAATGTCATCATGCGCCAGATCGGGCTGCCCGTGCATATGTGTGAGCCAGCGCCCATTCCATGCGCCGCGCAACAACTTAACGTTGCCTGCCAGAGCTTGCGCCGATAATGCCCTGGCGCGTGTCAACTTATCGCCTTGCGGTCTAACCCCACGCGCATCATAGCCCGCTAGTTTGGTGGCAAGATAGCGATTGTCGCGCTTGCCGCTTGCACCGCCCTCCATCTCCCACCGCACCGCGACGGATTTGCCGTCTTGAGAAGCGGTATTGAGCAGTAGATCATCAATAGCCGCTGGGCCTTCGCGCTCCTCGATACAGTCCAGCACATAATAAAGGTCGCCCACCCGTCGCATTAGCACCCCTGCCGTATAGTCTGGGTCATCTTTGGCGAGTTTCTTTTCGCTGGCTGCCAAGTCCCAAAAGCGCACATCTGTCCCACCTGTCGGCACTGCATCAACAACCGTGAACCAACTACGATTGAATACTTTGCCTGCTGTCGGTTTGACCAGCCAGTTTCCCCCGCGCTCTGGATCGCCGAGCAAACGTTCGCGCTCCACCAGCGGCAGCGCCATTAAGTTCGCCAGATATTCTGGATTTTGTTGTAACAAAATTCGATTGTCGTAGACGCTTGATTTGATAAAAGTAAACGATTTCGGTTCGAGTGCCGGATAGCTTTCGCGTGACTCCTCCGGCGTTTCCGCCCAATGCAAAGTGTCATCAGCGACGACAAACCAGCGCAGCACTCCACATCGTTCAGGGATAGCCCACCCATCTTTATCGATATACCAGCCAACAAACTCATGAATCCAGCCGCCCGTCTCATCCTCTGGTGGCACAGGGTTCATGGTGGCACGAATATAGGGACGCACGCCCGACATTGAACGCGAGCGGCTAAACATATACATAAACTGCACACGCTCAAAGTGCGGGAGTTCGTCCCATCCCATAAAGGCGAGGCCCGAACCCTGCCAATCAAAGCGATTCTTGGCGTGCTGCATATGGGCAAACTCTATTTTGGCTCCGCTTGCAAACTGCCATGATAAATCGGCCTGATTGCTTTTCCCATGTAGAAGCGAATAGAGCTTTTCGGCGGTATCCCACAGCCCTTCTGGATTCGTAATTTGTGGATAAGTGCGCCGGAAAATCACAGCGCGGAAATCCCGATTGTGAATGTGTCTCAACGGCTCAAGCAAAAGCGAGTAACTTTTGCTAACCGCCCCCAGCGGCCCCGCCATAGAAAACAACGTCTGCCGAACTAGCCAGAAATTGTTCCTGGGGGCCTCGCTGGGGGCAAATCTCCATTACGTTTAATGCGTTAGCCATCTTGCCGGAAAATTCCCATCTTTGTACTGACCATTCCTGCCCGTTGTTTCAGCATAGGGCTTAATACCGTGCTCCTTGCGCGCCCTGGCAATAACCGTTTTGGCTACGCCGATTTCATTGCCCAAAACGTAATCAGGAGCTTGCCCTAAGCGCGCCACAATATGATCTGGCAATTCAATACGATTGTGCCCCGCCATTGGTGGAGGCGGTGTGTTTCGTGTCCTATCGAAAGATGCCGGAATACCCAACTTCTCTCGACGATACGTAACAGTCTTTCGGGTTGTCCCAATCTTTTCAGCAATTATTGAATCGGCGATTGTGCCAAGAAGTGCATCCAATTCATCTGTCCATGCAACTATCTTTTTGGGATGTTCGCAACCACCTCTGCCAATGCCATCGTTCACTAGATCGCAGCCTTCGGCCATCAACTTAAGCGTCCAATCAATTTCGGCAGCTTTTCCCATTCCTTCGGGAACTTCATCAACCAAAACGATTAGCGGTCGCAATCCCAACGCAAGTAACTCCCGAACCCAAGCGACGCGCTTGTTGGTCTTTTTCCTGGCATCATTTACATGTTGCCGTAGCCGTTGCGCTAGTGACTGAACAGTACGTCCTACATATTTTCGTTCGCCTGTTCGTGGATCAAGTAGGGTATATATCTTTGTTTTCATGCCTTCATTATAGCATGTTTTGGGTATATCTCCTACTGAACCCCCATAGAACTAGGTGTCCCGATCATTTCTGCCGTTGTCGGGCAATACCACAATCACTTGTAACGGTGTTCCCTCTGCACCTGTTACCTCGACGCCCGTCGTATAGCCGCGCTTCTTGCCGCGCGTGGAGAGCAAAAACTTAATCATGCCGTCGTCGCCATCCATTACTTTTTGCACCAGTTTCAACTCGCCGATGTCGAGGATCTTCTCCCGCTCATGGTCGATACACTCTTGCACCGATTTGTAGCGGCGCGCATAGGCATGGATGGTATCGGCATGGCAGCCCATACGGTCAGCTGCAAGGTAGACCATGCCTTTGGTTTCCTTGAGCGCGGTGATGATTTGCTCCGCCGTATACTTGAGTGGTCTTGTCATAGGCAATCGCGAATAACCGATTTAAGCCGGTTCTGGTACAGCCGCTTCGACCAGCTCAGGCGTCTTACCTGTTACCGTTGCCCATCGCTCAAGAGCAACGGCCACATAGCCGGCATTGATCTCGATGGCGAAGCAGCGACGCTGTAAATTCTCGGCAGCAATGAGCGTAGTGCCGGAACCGAGGAACGGCTCATAGACATCGCCTTCGTGGTTGCGGATTGGGCGCGCCATACATTCCAGCGGCTTTTGCGTGCTGTGGCCGCCCTCTACATTTTTATCCAGGTTGATCTCCCAAACGGTGCTGGCGTTGAAGTCCCCAATCCAATGCGCCGTGCGTCCCTTCTTGACGGCGTACCAACAGGGCTCATGCTGGTAGGTGTAATGGCCTCGGCTGATCGGGAAGTTCGATTTGCGCCACATAATCTGGTTGCGAATTTGAAAGCCACTAGCCTGTAACGCAGACCCCGTGAGAATCACGTGGTCGCCTGGCGGCGACCACGTATAGGCCACGTCACCAGGGAATAGCCGCCACGCATCCGACCAATCTACGCGGTCATCATTCTCGACCTCGCCTACGCGGCGAGCCGCGTAGGCGAGGTGTCCTGCCGCGGCTGCCTCGTTACGCCAGGCCGGATCATAGCCCACGCCGTAAGGCGGGTCTGTTACCATGAGCGCCGGAACCTCACCCTGCAAGAGCCTCGCCACCACCGCCGCGTCGGTACAGTCGCCGCAGATGAGGCGGTGATCTCCCAACGCCCACAGGTCGCCCGAATTGACACCCCACTTCTGCCTAAGCTCCTCGGCCCTGTCAATCTGTGCAGGCGCATCCACGACCGTAGGCGGATTGACCAGCCTAAGCAATTGCTCAAGCTCCTGCGCCGAGTAGCCCGCCGCCTCGACCAGCACAGGCTCCCGCGCTTGCAACTCCTCAAGGATTGCCGCAAGCTGCGCCTGGTCAGGGTCGGACTGGCGCGCCAGTTCGTTGTCGGCCACGACGTAGGCCAATGCTTGCGCCTCCGTGAGCTGGTCTTGCACGTCGGCGCGGATAGTCTCCCACCCCAGAGAACGTGCCGCCAAGACGACGCCATGCCCCGCCAGGATGGTGTTGTTGCGCACGACGATTGACCTGACTTGGCCGAAGGTTTCGAGGCTCTTGGCGATGCGTGCGATTTGGGCGTCGCTATGCTGGTTATAGTTGCGAGCGTGTGGTTGCAATTCTGCCAACGGAATATCTTTGGTCATACCACCGCCAAACTTCCCTCGATAAACCAGTCGCACCTGAACGTCTTAGCCGGCGTCTGCCCTGCTCCATACTCGGCTACAAATTGCACTTGCAGATTGCCGCTATCCGCCACATCCGCAGCAGACAAGTCCCAGCGAAAGACACCGCCTGTGGCATCGGTGACGGTGAGTGTGCCGCTAATCGCACGCGTGACGCCAATGACCTGGATGTAGCCGCTCAGGGTCGCGCCCGTTAAATCTACCGGCGAACCATCCGCTTGCAGCCAACTCAGTAGGATGGAGGGGCGCAAAGCTCCAGCAATCCAATTGGGTAGTGATGACATGGCTAGGCGTTCGCATCCGAAATTGAAAATGCGCTGATGGTAAAGCTCTGACCGACCGAAAAAGTCACGCTGTCCAAAATCATGTCAGCCGCCGATGTGCCACAACTGCCCTGCGCGTGCGTAGTGGCTCCCGCCTTGATACGGAAATGGCCTGCCGTCCCAGCGCCATCAGCACTTGGATCGCTCCAAACACCCGCTTTGGCCTTGCTGCCCCCACTCGCCGCCGCCATCCAGTCGCTTGGCAAAGAGAGCGAAGCGAGCAAAGTCCCCGAATCAGCCGCCGCACAATTGGCGGGTTGCGCCCCTGTCCTGATTTCAAGCGTCGGGGATGCGCCGATGACGGTCTCGATGGCATCTAAACGTGCATCCCTTACACTCCCTGATAATTGCAAACTCATAGTTGACTCCTTCTATGAAACAATTGCGACCGCAGATGGGCCGTAGACCGTGCCCGTTTTGACGGCAAAGGTTAAGGGTGATTCGCTGGCGACCAGCGTCGCCTCGCCTAGCGTTATTGACAGAGAGCCGCTGATGGCGGTGGCGACCAGCGTGCCCGTTGCAGCCAGCGTAGCCGCCCCTAGCGTCACGTTAACCGCCCCGCTTGCCCCTGATACCAGCGACCCCGTTGCGGCAAGCGTAGCCGCCCCCAGCGTGACGTTAGCGGTCGCCGTGATAGCAGCCCCGACCAACGTGCCTGTGGCGGCCAGCGTCGCCGGGGCAAGCGTAGCGTTGAGCGTGCCGTAACTGGTGGGCATCGCCACAATAGGTTCTGGTGGTAGCGGGTAGGTGCCGCTGTCCCGCAACGTCGCCGCCCCGCCCAAGCTGCCGCTACAATAGTTGACCAGCACCGTTCCCGTTGGCGTGCTGGTCAACGTGATATTGACCTTGTTTGTGCCGTTGGCCGCTGTGCTGGTGATGGGCGCATTGGCCCCGTCATTCGTGACAATCCAACCCTCTTTGTCGCCGGCGTTGGCGAGTGACCCCTGCCCGCCTGTAAAGGTGACGGTGATGACGGTTCCTATGCGGGATGCACTGACTGCCTTTGGCCCGCGTGGCACTTCGCTGCCAGCAAAGTAGTGATAGAGGATCGTGCGCCACCAACGGTTTGTGAGCGTCGTCGCCTCGGTGTTGGTCGTCCAGTGCAAGCCGTCCACAAAATCCTGGTCGTGCGCCGTTGGCCCTGCCAGGATGTCGGCGTCATTGTCCCAACGGTTGATGATGGCAGAGCGAATGGCGTTGACATTCTCGTCGGTTGCCCCGGGTGAGTAGGAGCCAATACAGGCGGCGACTAGCTTCACCCCCGCCAATTGTGACTTGGCCGCTTGCATGTTGTCGAGCATCAGCGACAAGGCCGTCTGGTAATCGCTCTGCGTTGCCCCTTGCGCCGCGTCCCGCTCCCCCTGATACCACAAGATCGCCTTGACCGCATTGACGCCACTGTCCGTGACTTGCTGCAGGCAGTTGTTGTACTGCAAGCCACCCGCCGACCAGTCGGGGTCTACTGCCGTTAAGCCTGTCCCGCCCTCGGCTGTCGTGATAAAGGCCACAGGGTAGCCCGTTTGCGCCATGAGGTAGGTCGCCAGTTTCGGCCACACGCTGCCGTTGATACTGCCCGATTCGGAAGGGTCAATCAGTTCACGCCACACATCCAACTCATCAAAGACGGTGGCCTTGAGACTGCCATGCGAATAGACCTGCGGGTTGTCAAAGCGTCCCGCAGCGTTGGATTGCCCTGCCACCAAAAAGACATCCCCGATGCTCACAAAGGTCTTGGAGGCGTTGATGGCAGTGTCGTTGGTGTAACGCACTGTCAGCGTGCCTTGCCCCGCTGCTTGGTTAGTGAGCGTGCCGCTAAACGTGCCACCCGCAGGAGAGGCGACAATGGTCTGGTATGACCCGCCGTTGAAGGATGCCTCGATAGAGGTGGGCGTGCCACCGTAGAGGCCACTGATGGCAATGTCGGCCAGATTGCTGCCGTTGCGCTGATAGGTCTGGTAATTGCCTGGTGTGTTAAGGACGAGGCCCGTCGCCGTGTCGCCGTCGCCCTCTGACCCCGCCGCAAACCAGTTGTTGATCTCGGTGACGGTGAGAGCCGAGTCAAACTCGATGACACGGTACATCTCGCAGTTGACATAGGAGGCTGCGCCCGTGCCAGCGATGGAAATGCGCGCCGTTGCCGTTTCGGTGACAGCCCCGCTATCGGCAATCGTGGTCAGAGAGCCGCCGTCCGTACCTACATAGCCGACGGTCGTGACCCCGTTAAAGACGGCGGCGATAAAGGTCTTGTTGGTGGTGTCAAAGGTGTACGCCCCGGCCGTCGTCGCCCGCCGCGTGCCGATGCGCAGGTTCAGCCCCTGCGTGCTATTGGTACTGAGGGTATCGCTGGATGCGCCGCCAACGCTGTGGTTGCACATAAATCTAAGGCTGGTGTAGGTGGCGGCGGTCGCCTTCATCCACAGGATCCAGGTGCGGCTGCCGGTCGGGCGCGTGTAGGCGGCATTGGTTGCGCTCTGGCTTGTGCCGTTAAAGCTGTAGCCTGTGCCGCCCCCCACCGTTGGCGGCGAACCCACCGGCGTCAGCGTCAGCCCGCCCACACTGTCGGTGAAATCCCCGTTTAGTTTCCAGTCGTGAATTTTGGTCATAAATACGCCCGAATCAATAGAGGTCTCGCAGGAACGCAAAGAGCCAAAAGGCCGTCCCCACCAGGCTGATAACCAGAATGTAGGCCAACAAGCGACGCATCAGAAACCAGTAAGACTCCCGCGGCGGCTGAATCACGCTCGTCTCTCCTTCTCATAAGCCTGCAAGAAGCCCAAAGCGGTTGACGATGAAAATCAATAATAGGATGGCAATCAGCGCAATGATGACCACCCTGATTGGTTGCGGCATCGCAATCTGGTTCAGCACCCACATTAAAAGGTAGACAACGATCGCGATGATGATGATTGCAATGAGCAAACCCAAAAGACCTTCCACGGTATACCTCCTTCTTAACGCCCTGCTCCTGGCCCCAATGGTGACCCTGTCAGCAAATAGGCATCCCTGGGATTAAACCTGCCCTTTGGGTAGCCGTAGGTTACGTCCAGATAGTTTCCGTCACTGTCTGAGCCGCGTAGCTCAAAGTGGACGTGCGGGCCCGTGCTGTTGCCCGTGCTGCCACTGAGGGCAATCGTCTGCCCGCGCTGCACAGCCTGTCCCACACGCACGCCGATGCTCTCCAGATGGGCGTAAAAGCTCTGGAAGTGCAATGCCTTGTGCCACACGCGGCAGTATCTACCGTACGAAACATCCTCACCCGTATAGACGACCAGGCCATCGGCAATGGACAGGACGGGCGTGTCAAGGCGGCAAGCGATGTCCATGCCGTTATGCCCGATACAGCCAAAGCGTGCCGGCGGCGTGCCAAAGTCGTCGGTGATCGGCCCATCCACTGGCCACAAGAGCGGCGCAAGCTCCACGGGCGGCTTGATGGGTGGCTCTATGGGCGGGATGGGTCGCTCGGCAATCGTGTACTCGAAATCAATAAAAGTGCTTGTGTGAATCGACGGGTTGCCATGCGCGCCCATGCCGATGCCCATTGCCTTGTCGGATGGGTTGCCATCATCTACCCAGATGCTAAATTCATTGAGCGAAGATGACATCGGGAAATCATAGTTCCAGCCGAGAATGTGCTGTGCTACCTTGCTAATAACGGTCGTATGTCCTGACGGCCATTCCACGCGTAGTTCGACGCCCGCCACTTGCTTTCCATCATCGATGACCCTACCCAAAATATGATGATCCGGCCCCGCCGCGTCCGCCTCTTCCTCATTCAAGTGCTCGGCAAAGGTGATGCGCCAGTAGCCGGTTCCGGCGGGCGGCGAGATGAAGTCAAACTCAACGCCGCGTGCAGCAAGCACAGGGTCAATTTCACGGTCTGATATAGGTAGCTCAGGTATCCACTCACCATCAGGCGGCAAGGGCGGCTCTGGAATGGGTGACGGAATGGGCGAGTGATAGCCCTGCTCCACCGCTGCCCGATATTCCGCAATCACATCGTCGCGGCCTTCGATATAGAAATGGTCGTGGCGCGGATAGCGAAAGAAGGCCACGCAATGAATGAGCGGCGCATTGTTGGAACGATTCCAAAAGTCAATCTCCCCCAGCATGGCAGGCATCAGCCCCACCGCCTGCCACGGCCCATCGCCATTGGCTTCGGTGATATACGCGGGCAAATGGCTATACTCTAGCGGGATGGCGTCGCAATAATCTCGGTAACACAAAAAGTTGTAATACCTGTTCTGGAATGGCGCATCCATACGGGCCGTAGAGGTGACTAGGTTCACGTCATAGCCGTGCGTATACGAGTGCAAGGCATAGCCGTCAAACTCGCCGTGTAGCAGGCTCAGTACGTCTGTAAAGTAGGTAATCCAATCACCTTTGGGATTGCCCTCATATTTGCACTCGTCATTCCACGGCCCCGACGCGGCGACTAAGACTTCATCCGAGGCGTGACCTGGCAGGGCGTGAATGGCATCACGGCAGATCTTGAAACAGGCGGCATAGTGCCACGGATAGATGGGCGCATGGTCGGGCCATTCCCTGCGGAGGTTACATTCATTCCCAATGACCCATCGGCGGCAGCCGCTAGACCCTGCCACGTAAGCGGCCACCTTTTGGGCGAACCAGTTGTACATGTCGGGATGGGGCAATGTGCCGGTACTGCCGTACCCGTGATTGAGCCTGGTTATCCACTTGAGCGACGTTGGGTAGGCGATAGGCTGCGGATTCTCGGACAGAGACACGGTATCTATGGCCCAGGTGTCAGGCGGCGCAATGGCGACAGATTCCCGATCATGTAATGCGGCCAAGTTGGGCATCAGACAAGCTCCAGCAAGGGCAATTGATATTGCGCCTGCTCAATCCTGCGCTGTGCGATGGCGAAATAGGTCGGGTCAATCTCGCAGCCTATAAAATTTCTGTTCATCTTGGCACAAGCGACGCCCGTTGTGCCGCTACCCATGAACGGGTCAAAAATTGTTGCGCCCGCAAGGGTCAATAGATGAATCTGCTTTGATGCCCACTCATACGGTTTTGGGCAGGGATGACCTTTGAGAGAATCATCCGGCTTGATAGTTGCCCGTATTACGTCGGAGGCGGCGACGGCGGGCGTGCCATATAATGCAATCGGTTCCCAGTTATTGAATCCGACTACACATCGCCCCATTGCGGCAGGTTTCCACCAGGCCAGCCACCAATCAGGCGGCGCAATCCGCGCCCACTCGCTTAAATTCGCCTGACCTACGCTGATAGCCATTGGCCCTCTACAAATGCGCCGCAATTCAGCGAACCACTCCCCGCACCAATCAGCATAATCAGGACGATCATCCATGTAGGTGGCATAATCCAAGTCCACATTGTAGGGAGGGTCAGTAATCACGGCATCCACGCTCCCGTCAGCCATGCCGCGCATGGTTTCGATACAATCACCTAAATTCAGCGTGACGCTCACTCTTTCACCGCCGGCAGTTCCTGCGTCTCGTCTCTTGCCGTCCTGCCCAGCTCCATCACCAGCTTACTCGCTTCCACCCAACTGTCCGCCGTGCGGTAATCCTGCCAACGCGCGCCGTGCCCGCGTTGGATTTGTACGATGTGATTGTCGTCGGGGCTGATTCTAAACTTCCTTTTCCCGTTGATGCTCTCTAGGCTCATATCGCCACCTCCGTTTTCTCGCACGGCGTCAGGCCCAGCCGTTGCGCCGTCAGGACAAGTTGAGTGCGGTTGCTGGCTCCGAGCTTGTCCATAATGTTGCGGATATGCACTCGCACCGTGCGTTCCGTAATCGAAAGCTCTGCGCCAATCGCCGCGTTGCTTTGCCCATCGGCAGCCAGGGAAACCAATACTTCCATCTCCCGCTCCGTCAGGGCTTTCAAGAGTCAAACTCCGCATGGGTGACTCTGTTGGGCCGTGCGCGCTTGATTTCCTGCGCGTTCATCAGGGCTAGTTGCAAGACTTCAATCGTCGTCTTGAGGTCGGTCACGTTGCGCTCATGTGCCGCCGCTAGTTTGTCCAGGGCGGCGATGTTGCTCTTGAACTGGAGATAGAGCGCCACGCTGCCGATGGTCACGTAGCCCAGGATGAAGGGCCAGTCAATCACGGTACGCCTAGTAACAAGCGCAACCGCTTGAGCACATCATCTGAACTGTGTCCGTCATACGTTGCATTGCGCTCGATTTCCGGCACATCAGGCAACCGCTCCCACCATTCGGCAGGCAAGTGGTAACTGATTTGTCCGTGAATCGTATCCATGCCCGCAATGAACCAACCTTCCCAGATTTCGCCATCTTGATTGCGCCAAGTTTTCCAGGCAGAGCGTAAATAGCTCGTGAGCACTAGCGCAAAGAGGGCGTGCCGATGCTCGTATAGCTCGTTGAAAGTGTGATAGCCGTCGGAGGTGTCCCCCGTTATTTGCTCGTTCATTCACGCGTCACCATTGCAAACTGTGCCAGGATTGCGCCCAGCAGCGCCAGCGCCAGCCAAAAGAGCACTTCGTTCGCCGAGGTCATCTGGCAAAACTCATCTCAGGATGTACTTCCTGACAGATGCGCCCGAATGGATTGCTGATCATGCCACCTCGACAGACTCGGCGCGGCGCAAGGTAATCAGGTGCTGCGTGCCGTAGAGCTTGTTGGTGGGCATGGCAAGCTTCTGCCCAAAGCCGAAATCCTTAAGCGGATGCTCGATGAGCACCGCGTGCGTTGTCCAGCCCAGCGACGTGAAGCCTGTCTCAATCGTGCCTGCGATGACCACGTAGATGTCGGCCCAGCGATGCGGTTCATCGGGATTCATAATCAGATTGCCCGCCCGTCTTGGTTCGCCCGTATGGGCATTGATGCCCATCCATACCACCTCGATTTTGAGGGGAAGAACAAAGTCGTAGCCGCCGTCGCCTTTCACCGTGACGCTGCCATTGAAGTGGCAGCGCAGGATTTCGGCGGCGTACCTCTCAGCGGCCGCCGCTTGGCGGTCGTTCTCGGCACTGGTCAGGCTGCCGTCTTTGCGTACAGGGCTAATGCCTGCCTGGCGCTTGGCATGGTAGCGGTCGGCTCCGTTCATTTCTTTTGCTCCCACAGGAGATAGCGCACGTAGTTCTCGCACCGTTTGGCAAGACCGTCCCGCTCCGGCCTTAAACGCTTCACCGTGTGCTTATACACACGCTCTGGCGTCCAGCCATTCTTCAGGAGCATCTTCATTCTGTCGGCAAGGCGCGGATGGTACGTATCAAGCCAGTCCACATCTTCTCTGTACAAGTCGGCGTCAAATTCTTCTTCTACTTCTTCATCGGTAAGTTGTGTAGCCATCTGGTTGCTCCTTTTGGTAGGGGCGCGTTTGCGCCAATAACAAAAAAAACCACCAAGATTAACTTGGTGGCGGGTCTGTGGGACGTGGCCTTGTGCTATTTAGTTTCGAGACTTATCGGTTCGCTGATGCGCTCTGGCTGGGCCTTGACTCGCATCTGCGCCTTGCCTACATTGATGATGACCGTGCCTACGTCACCATCCGTGTAGAGACGCACTAGCTCGGCGCGTACCTGCGTAAGCGTCTCGGCAATGGCCTTCTCAAAGGCCTTCTGTCGATCAGGCATATGATCCCCCTACGGGATACATCTAGGATATAGCCCACAGCACAATATGTCAACGACGAATCGAAAGTCGCCCAATAAGGACGAGCAACAAGCAGACGGGCCAGTAGAGAAATGTAAGCCCAATCGCCAGCCATGCCAGCGCGCTCAAAAGTTCGTGAATACTGCCATCCATTCGCCTATCCTCCCAGCATGGCGCTAAACTCGGCCACCACTTCGGCATGTTGCGCCTCAGCCTCGGCCCACGTCGAGCAGCGGTAGGTTTCGTGCCCGTTGTCCTTGACAAAGACCATCGTCTCAAAGAGCAGAGGCGGGCCAATGCCGCTCCAGTTATGATCGAGCCCTAAGCAAACCGTGGAGATGATGACATTGCCAATCTCGGTTTCGGCTACGCGGCGATTACCTATGTCCCCGAAGCAGTCGCCCCATACGCGTATGTCATCGGTGGAGATGATGTTATGGTCAGCGTCAAGCATGTAGAAGTGGGTCATTGGTAATCCGCCTTACGTGGCGCATCCAGCAGCAAAGGTTGCTCATGGCCAGGATCGCAATGAGGCTTTAGTTCGTCCTTTAGCTCCGTCACGATAGCCAGAAGCTTGTCCATCTCCGCTACTTTCGCTTCACGCACAAGCGGGTCATGGCGAAAGACGTATTCCCTCATCTTGCGCTCTCTGGCGATGATCTTGTAGGCCGTGTTGAATTTGGTTTTGAGTTCGTCGCTGTTCATGCTTGCACCTCTAGGTCTAGTTTTTGCCAATCGCCGATGAAGTTCCCTAAGGGGATACATTGCTGCCTGCCTATCAACTTAACCGCCAACTCACGCCCGCGGCGGTTCCACACGTAGACGATTTCAACCGGCGCATGGATGGGGCGCAACTGGTTGTTCTGCACTGCGCGGCTGCCGTGAAATATCCAAAAACCTGGCGTGGTGGGGTTCATTGCAGACGCTCCGGCGGCTTTGCGCCAAAGGGGTAATCCCGTTCGTCTGGCGGATGGAATACCACTGGATCATCGTCCACGATTTCATCCTTCAACTTCTCCACATGCCCGTTGGTTTCGCGCATCTTGTCCCGTATCTCCGTGAGCACGGTCAGGATGCCCATAAAGCCGAGCAGCAAGATGCAGGCAATGGCAACGAGGAGGGCGTTGGTCATAGCGACGGCTCCCGGATAGCGTCCATCAAATACCGCCCAATAAAGTTTGTATACGCGGGCGGAATCGCCTCGGCTAACTCGCCCTGTGTCATCCAGCCAATACCCATCGCTTCCCGGCAATACGGCACGTTCGACATATGCCCAACCACATGCACATACTCCCCGTCCTTTGGGGGTCTGCCCATCTTGGCGTGTCTGGCGTTGGCAGACGGAGCCAACATAAACGGCACGTCAAAGTTGCACTCAAAGAGGCGCGGGCGCATGGTACGGAGGCCAAACATAGACCCAACCAAGAGAGTAGGGTTGAGCAGCGGCGCACCCTGTACGTTCTCAATCACGTAGGGTTTGCCCGTTGCCCGTAACGCTTGCCGGGTATGCTCAATCAGCATGGGATGGTCATTGCCCCGTAGGTTGCGCGCCTTGCTATAGCCCTGGCAAGGTGGGCTGGCATGGATCGCCGCGTAGCCGCTCAGGTCTGCCGTCGCCAGGTATTCCAGCGCATCCCCTAAAATAAACACATCCCCCGCATAGCGCGGCTGTGGGCGGTTATCAATGCCGGTCACATGAAAGCCTGCCATCTGGTATCCTCTGGCAGCGCCACCGGCCCCTGCGAAAAGATCAAGCAATTTGGGTCTGTTCATAACGGCTCAATCCCTATCCCCGCACACTCGTAGAGCCACCGCTCCAGTTCCCCCACCGTCCGCACATGCTCTATCTGCCTGCGCAGCATGGCTAGGTCAGCCACATGCGTTACGAAGATGGGAGCCCAAATGTAATAGGCACAATATTCGACCACCAGCCTAAGTTCGCCAGCCGTGGGCTCACGCTCAAACTGTGGCGCATCCAGGTGGCGCAAAAGCACGCGGATGGCGTAGGAGGTGACGCCGCCGTTGTAGCTCAGGCAAGAGTAGGGCGCGCCGCACCAGTAGGGTTCGTAGAGGTCTGTTAGGGTGTTCTCGGATCCGTTGACAATCATGGCGTTGGCTCCATCCCATCTAAGCAATCCACACAGAGCGGCTGGAATAAGCGCATCTGCCCCGCCTTCTCTTGGCGTACCCAACCTGGCGTCTCTTCGCCCCATCCCCAACCAAACTTGTCCTTAACGGGACGCTCCAAGTCGTCAAGCCACTTGCCCCATTCAGGAAAGTAGTAAGAGACCTCCTCACGCGTGGCCTGATTCTGGCTCGTACCGCACAGACATTCGCCCGACCGACATAGCGTTTGGGTGACAGGATTGCAGGGCGCATCCACTTTGTCTAGGTACTCGTCGCGATCTTCTTTGCTCCAATCGTGAATGACGTTGACCCAGATATTATTGCCGTCGGCGCGGATGGGATTGCTCAGATTGCTGGCACGGTTGGCGGATTCAGAAGTACGCGCGCCGTTGAGGAGGAGGATCGGACGATTGCGGGCGCGCTGGCGGATATGGCGGCTGATAGTGCGCCGAAAATGCGTCTCTTTGAGGATATGATACGCATAGCTATGCGCCCGCACGCCGCGGCCAAAGAAACCCTTGCGGTTGACGTACTCAGCGTAAGCGTCGCCCGCGTTAGCTTCGATATAGGTGGGCGATTCACCAGCAGCAAACGTCCGCACAAAGTCGGTGGTGGCGGCGATGCCCGTGCCTGTGACGCCGTGCAGGATATGGCTAATAGGCGTCGCCAGTTCTTTGGCGACCAGATAGGCGCATAGGCTATCCTTGCCGCCGCTGATCATGCTGACAATCGCATAGGGCGAATACTCGGCAATGGCGCGCTCGATGATG